TGCTTTAGCTTTATGTGATGGATATAAGAAGTCACTAGTTGCTGATGCTGCTAATGTAATTGAAGTAGGTGGAGCTACACCTCCAGCTGTTAATGCAGGAAATGTACTTGCTACATTGGCTACAGTTTATGCTGCTATCCCTCCTGCTGTAATTGCTAATCAAGAAGAGTTACGAATCTATGTATCTTCTCCTGTAGCTACTGCTTATCGTGCTGCTGTTGCTGCATCTAACACTCTAGCTAACTTAACTCAAGCATTAGACTTTACTTATCTTGGAATTAAGATGGTATTATGTCCTGGAATGCTTAGTAAGTCTACGATTGTTGCTTCACCTAGAGGAAATTTTTTGTATGCTTTTGATGCTGAAGGTGATGGTAAAGCATTACGAGCTATCAACTTAGCTGATACTGTTGCTACACCTGTAATCAGAACTCGTGCTAACATGAAAGTAGGATTTACTCACGTTAATGGTAATGAGATTGTATTCTACAACTCTGCATCTTAATTAACTAATTTATAAATCTAAGGGAGTGAAAGCTCCCTTTACTTAAAACTTATATTATGCCTTTAGGATGCGATGCCTTAGAAACGATAACAAAATCCTGTGACAACAACATAGGAGGAATTAGAAAAATATGGTTAAATGATCAAGAGAATATCACTACTAGCCCTGTTGTTGCAGTAAATGGGGAGGTAACTACATTAGTTGTATCTTTAGATTATACTGAATTTGAAATCAATAGAAACACAGGTAACTATACTGAGGATACTGCAGTAGATCTAATCAATGGATCTTCATTTGTAACTCAGACTATTACTTTAATGTTCAATAGAAGAGACAAAGATAAGTCAGAAGCTATCAATATACTAGCATCAGGTCAGAGATACCTAACTGCAATAGTATTAGATTCTAATGGCAAGTATTGGTTCTTTCAAGACCTACAATTAACTGCTACAGGTGAAGGATCAGGCACAGCTCGTGCGGATGGTTCTAAGTACAGTGTTACACTTTTAGCGGAAGCAGACCACTTGGCGTGGGAAATTACTTCAGGTGCTGTAGCATCAGTTATTCCATAACCTTAACACCCTAATAATTAAAGCTCTGCATATTGTAGAGCTTTTTTTTTAAACATTTTTTGACCTTAGTATAATATAGTTATATGATATACATTAAAAAAGATGAGGTCAATCAGATTATCCTTACACTCACTGAGGTAAGTACACTGCCGAATCCTTATTATTTGTTTGTCTTTCAGAATGAAATGGACAAACTTTCTGCACCTATTACATTCTACACTCCTGATAGCTCAGCTTATCCTGAAAGATTTAATCAGTTTTTATTGGATGAGCCTGTAGATTTGGAACTAATCAAAGGACAGTATACATATAGCATCTATGAGTCACATATCACACCTCCAACTATTGCTAACTCTACAGGAGTAGTGATTGAAGAGGGCAGGATGGTAGTAAGTGGACCAATAGTACAATCAATTTATGAGTAATTATGGCATTAAAAGACTTTTTTAAAACAGTAAAACACGAAATAGTAGAGGGATATCAATCATTCTCTACTCCATTCCTTAAAGTAGGAGGTGCTAACTTAACTCTACCTTATGTAAATGGTAGGACTCAGACTAATGGAGTCATTTTTTTTGGTCAGGACAATTTATTTCCTGAACTCCTTAATCAAATTTTCTATTCTAGTCCATTACATGGCTCAATAGTGGGGTATAAAGTGAATGCAGCTGTAGGTGGTGGATTTAATATAGTAGCTGATAGACTTACTCCTCAAGATAAGCTAGAGCTATATACATTAGAAAGAAAATTAAACATTAAAAAAGTAGTACCTGCAGTAACTCAGCAACTAATACTGCACAATAGAGTTTATTTCAAGCTATGCTTTGATGATAAGATGAAGCTGACTAAGATAGTCAATCTATCCCCTGAGAAACTTAGAGTAAACTTAGATAGAAAGAGATACTATATTTGTGATGATTGGTCTAGTAGGATTGGAGTACAGGAGATAAGGAGATACACTCCTACCTCTAGAGATTATGAGCAACTATTCGTGTATGAGGTAGAATGTATTGGACAGGATTTCTATCCATTACCTCAGTACACCTCAGCTCTAAACTTTGCATTTCTATCAGGTGAACTTAGCTATTTTGCTAAAAGTAACATCCAAAATTCAGTCTTTCCTAGCTTTGCTATGATGTTTCCTAAAAGACCTCAGTCTGAGGAGGAGAAGAACATGATAAGAAATACCATTGATAGATTGAAAGGTGCTGCTAATGCAGGTAAAGCTGTGGCATTCTTTGCTAATTCACAGGACCAATTGCCAAAGATAGAGTCACTACCTACTAATGGTAATGATAGTCTATTTCAAGAGGCATCACAGCTGAATACTGAGCAGATTTGTTTTAGTCACACTATAGATCCTATCTTAATGGGTATTCGTACTACAGGATCATTAGGTAATGGCTCAGATATTAAGCAGGCTTATATCATATTTGAGAAAAATGTAGTAATGCCATTGAGAGATATGGTATCTGATATCTTTAATGAGCTGTTATTCATAGCTAAGATAGATGCAGATTTCACTATCAATAACTATCAGATAATTAACGAGGCTATTGTAGAGCTTGAGGGAGATCCATCTAAGACTAATGATGCACTTAATACATTGAATCCTGCAATCGCTGCTAAAGTACTAGAGAATATGTCTAAAAATGAAATTAGAGCCTTAGCATCTTTACCTCCATTGAATGATACACCAACACCAACAATCTGATGCTATACTTTATAACAGAAACATATCTAAAGAATAACACACCCATCACAGCTAATGTAGATGTAAATAATGTTACTCCTTACCTAGCTACTCAAGCTCAGCTAAGAATCATGCCTATCTTAGGTACTACATTCTATAATGACTTGCTTACTAAGTACAATGATCAGACTTTAGATCCTGATGAGGAGGTGCTAGTTACATTTATACAGCCTATTATAGCATGGAGAGCTGCAGAAGATGCTGTATTTGGTCTATCATTACAGCTAAAGAATAAAGGATTGCAAACTCAATTCGGAGATAACAGCTCATCTGTAGATAGAGGTACAATAGCATTCAGCATGGAACACTATGCACAAAAGGCTGCATTCTTTGAGCAAAGATTAATCAGATACCTACTTAAGAACAGAGCTTTGTATCCAATATTCACAGGTACAACTAACCGAGATACTGACCTTAGACCTATGATTGATGGCTGTAGCTGTCTATCTAATGGCTTGCTAGAGTGCAATGGTCTATGTGGAGGTGCAGGTAACAATGGCTACAACAATTCAATCTTAATAATATGAAGCACTCAGGCATCTTATCATTTTTAACTTTTGGCTTTGGGTATCTTTCAGGTATCTCTTTAATATTTGCTGATCCGTTACATTTCAAATTATTAGGATGCCTATTAATATCTTACTTTACTTTTTTACTAGCATCTGAAATAGAATCTAAAGAATGAAAGCACAACTATCCCTACTATTAATATCAATTCAATCAGAACTATTGACACTTATATCTATTTGCTTTGCATTCTTTTTACCAATAAGTGGCATCCTATTAATGATTGGAGTACTAATAGTCATTGATACTATCACAGGTATTTGGAAAGCTAAGAAGATAGGAGATAAAATAACTAGCAGAAAGCTCTCATCTATAATCAGCAAGCTAGCACTCTATGAAGTAACTGTGATTATGTTCTTTTTAATAGACCAATTCATACTAAATGATATCATGCTTACTTTTTTCAGTGTACCATTTATGCTCACTAAAGTAGTGGCATTGGTCCTAGCTAGTATTGAGGTGATGTCTATCAATGAGTCATACAAGCAAGTCTACCATTTGGACCTTTGGCAAAGTGGAAAGGCATTATTTGCTAGAGCTAAGGAAGTTAAAGAGGACCTAAACAAACTGAAATGACTAGATGGGAACTTACATCTAAATACGGTACAGCTAATGTAACAGGTGCAGGTTACTTAGTAAAGATTAAGCTACCTTATCCAATGAGAATAGCTTGGGACTTAGACAGCACTGTCAATACTATGATGTGCCATAAGTTAGTAGCTGATAATTTTACTGCTGTATTCAATGAGCTTCTAGCTACCTATGGATATGATAAGATTAAGGAGTTAGGAATAGATTTATTTGGTGGATGTTTCAACTATAGAAAGATGAGGGGAGGTACAGCACTATCCATGCACTCATGGGGAATAGCCATTGATCTAGATCCTGCTAGAAATCTACTTAAAGAATCATCGAAAACTGCAAGATTTGCAAGAGCTGAGTATAAGGCAATGATAGATATATTCTATAAGCATGGATTTATATCTTTGGGTAGAGAGAAAAACTACGATTGGATGCACTTTGAAATAAAAGAATGATGAGATACTTAGCCATAATACTACTACTCAGCAGCTGCTCTGCACAATACCATCTTAATAAAGCTATTAAGAAAGGATATACCTGTGAAGAGACAGGAGATACTATCAGGATCACTACACTAGATTCTATCCCTGTTATCATTCATGATAGCATAGTGTGGGAGAAGTTTATAACTACTAAAGATACTATTATAAAGTATAACACAGTCTATGTGCCTAAGACTAGACTAGATAAAAAAATAGAATATAGACTAAAGGTCAAAACTATCTACAAAGATAGGATAGTTCAGAAAGCACAGGCTAAAGCTACAAGACCTAGAGCTAATGGCAATCTTAGTCTATTATTTGTAGGAGTAGGCATAGGCTTACTGCTATCATATCTCTTTAAATTTGCTAAAGACAAAGTATTGTTCTAAGTTTACACCATCTATGGTAAGAAAAAGACTGTTTTTTGACATTGAGACATCATTCAATGTTGGTATATTTTGGCGGTCAGGATATAACCTCACAATCAATCCAGGTGACATCATTCATGAGAGAGCAATCATCTGCATCTGCTATAAATGGGAGTCAGATGGTGATGTACAGTTCCTAACTTGGGATAAAAAGCAATCTGATAAAGCAATGATAAAAGCATTCCTAAAAGTTATGGCTCAGGCTGATGAAATTGTGGCTCATAATGGGGATAGATTTGACCTAAAATGGTTGCGTACAAGAGCCATAATACATGGCTTTGATGTTATGCCCTCACCTAAGACTATTGACACGCTTAAATGGGCTAGAAAGTACTTTAATTTTAACAGTAATAAACTAGACTATATAGCTAAATATTTAGGAGTAGGTCAGAAGATGGATACAGGAGGATTAGATTTGTGGAAAGATATAGTATTTAAGAAAGATCAGAAAGCAATGGATAAGATGGTAGAGTATTGCAAAATGGATGTTACTGTACTAGAAGCTGTATTCAATAAACTTAATTCCTACACTACTCCATCTACTCATTATGCTGTAATGGAGGGAGATGAGAAGTTCTGCTGTCCTGAATGCACTAACTATAATGTCAGATATAATAAACAGGTAGTGACTGCAGGAGGTACTATCCATCATTGGATGTTATGTAATGATTGTAGAAAACATTTTAAAATAAATAATAAAACTTACACAGAATTTTTGAAATTCAAATATAAACACTAACTTAGCACTTGTTTCCATG